GAGAAGTGCTTCAGAGCATATTGAAACATCAGTATCTCCAGCAGCCATTTTATAAACTCCTTAAATTTGGTGGGGGCCGTAAAGCCCCCAAACCGTTTTAGTCGCTGTCCGATACGGCAATGGCTACTGCATCACCAACATCAACAACACCTGAAGCATTACTGACAACAACGTGCCAAGATGCCGTGGCTGTACCGCCAGTAGAAGCCCAGGAGTAAATAATATCTCCCACGCTTACATCGTCACTTACGTCATTGAAATAACCAGCTCCATCGATGTCTGTCTTTGCATCGGTTGAAGTGTAACTCCACATTGCCGGAGCAACACCTGATTTCGCCTGACCGCCTATTGGCTGCCATCCAGTTCTTGAAAATGCCATGATTAGCTCTCCCTACAGGTTATATCTACTTGACCATTCCCATCTACGGAAATAGCCCCCATTGAAAGCATCCCGGTGACTAGCCATGATGTTTTTTCAGGAACGTAGTTAATTTCGATTTTCGGAGCTATCCCCACGGCACAACCAATGGCTGATTTGTGAAAAGCAAAACAAGTTCGATCATTTGAACCATCTTTAGCTAAACCACCTTCATCACGATCCCCAAGCATGTGTACTTGGAAACCCATGAAAGAATTAATTTCTCCGTTATTTAAGGCACGAAGCTGTGCATAATCGGCACTAACAGCTCTTTCGTCCCCTAGTAAGGAAGCCATTGAATTAGCATGGATGACTAAATGACGATCTCCAGCCGGAACATTATTCGCGTTCATAACTTTAGCTGCTGCTATGATTTTGCCTACGTTCATATCGCTGGCTGAAGCTGAACCCGTTGTTACAACAGTATTTGCTATTGTTGATGCCGGGGTTGCTGCTGTGAGAGCGTCCAAGATGATTTGATCTTCCCTTCGGCCTATAGCAGAACCTACCAGTTGGGCTAGTTCCTGTCTTTCGTCAAAGTTGATTTTTGCTTGATTGAATATGTCAGAATATTCGGCTGCAATCCAATCAGAAAGACTCGCGGTCGCGGTGCTGAACACGGCATTTAAAGCGGTTACGTCCACTGACGGTGTACGCTCTGATGCTGTTCCAGCAGCGAGTTTTGGAAATTTAGCAGTTGAACCTTCTACACCTGATCTCATACGACAAGTGTTCCGAAGCTGCGCTGTAGCTTGATAAGCCTGATGAACTTCAGCTTCAAATAAGGTCACAAATGCTGGACTTAATGTGGTTGCCATTGTGCAAACCTCCAGATTATGATTTCGATGAAACGGTTGTCGGGAAGTCCCGGCCTATGGATGCTGTCCAATGGCAGATCGGGCGTGTGCATGGCTTGTCGATTTCTGAGCCTTACCACAGAAAATGTTTAAAGTCTAGTCCTAACGTCTAATTAATGAACAGTTGCTTGAATAAAAAGGGCCACACTTTAGGAGGAAAGGAAACGAACCCTATTAAAATCAGTGTGACCCTTAACTTTTTTTACCGTCCAAACGCTTCTTCGTACTGTTTTTCAACACTCTTTCGGTACTTAATATCCGTTTTATAGCGAGGATCAGCGACCATTGCTCTTAGTTCTTCCTTGTCCGGGGCTTGCCCCTCGATGCTTGCAACCGGGATTTCCCTTTCGCCTGAGAGACTACGGATTTTCTGGATGACCCTTTGGCCGTTTGCTGTCCCCCCAAGTATTTCAATTTCTTGGTAGTCGGCTTCGGTGAAGATCCCTTTTTGAACCATCCCCTGACCCCATTGAACATTGCTTTGAATAATTTCATCAGCGTTTGCCCCCAATAGTTGTTTTTCTTTTTCGATGTTAATGGCTGCATCTTGAGCCACGTTGTTTTGAAATTCCGTAAATGCCTTACCCAATTTAGTAAAAGCATCTTGAGAAATCCCGTTTTCTTTGGCCCATTCGGTGTAGGTTTCAAGTAAAGGATCATCAGCGTTAACTTCACCAATGTCAGATGTTGAATACTCTTTAGGGGCCTTATGATTACCCTTAGACATTTTAGTACGGAGCTGCTCATAGCTTTTTTCTTGCTTAGAAAATGCTTCCATAAGTTCTTCAAGCTTCGTTCCTTTTTCTGCATCCCAGTATTCATCAGGGAGAAAGTCAGGCTTTTTCAGTTCCGCTTCCTGAACATCATGTGCAATGTCCTCTGTTTCAGCTTCTTCCTTTGCCACCTTGCTTTCGGCCATCAGGCCCTTTGACGGTTCTTCCTGTGTTTCTTCCTTTACTTCTTCTTCAGACATTTAACGCTCTCCTCATTCTTGCCTGTATTTCTCTGACGATTGAATTTTGACCCTCCCTAGAATAGCCGATTGATGGGTCACTTCCCGGCATCCACGCTGGTTGACGGACGGTTATATTTTCCAGATAGGCCAAGACTTTCTTGCCATCCTCACTGGAAAAAGTATTTAAAAATTCACGATCTAGTTGATTTGGTTCAGATCCAGCTTCATCAGCTACAGCATCCAACCCATCCCAACCGGGATCGTTAATTGACTGCCTGATCTTCTGGGCTTGCTCCATTAGGTCTTTGCTCCGTCATTTGCTGATTTTGTTCTTGTGCCTGTGCCATTGCCTGTGCCTGTTTCTGCATTTCCATTCTTTCCATAGGGGACGTTATCATTTCACTTGGAATAGCCATTGATTTAGCCAAATAATCCAAGAACGCATCCTGTTTTAAAACAAATGGCCCCATTGGGGTTTGCTGCACGATTTGTGCGAATTGAAGCACTTCACTGACTTTCTCCATATTCTGTGCTTGGGCCAATGGAGCTGAAGGAACAACCTTCACTTGAAGTCCATTCACTTTCAAAGGTAAATCAATCATGCCTAGACTATCCATTGTTTCCAGTGTTCTACGAATAATCGGATACATTGTTTCATTAATTAATCGACCAAAAGCTGATCCTAAATTCTGGCTTAGTTCTTTCATACGTTCTGCAATTTCTGTCGCAGATCGGGCCGACATATTATCCGGGGGTAGACTTTCATCAAGAAGGATTTTCTTTATAGAAGCCCTTAAATCACCAGCAATAATTTGAGAAAGTTGAGGGTCCCCGGATCGAGGCAACGGGCGTAGACTTTCTCCTTGAGGACCCCCATTTCGCGCAACGGGAATAATAGCACCGGGCAAAATCTGGACTGTAGACGGATTTAAGACCCCATCATCTGCTGCCGTATATACTCCACCGATTGACAAAGAAGCATTTTTTAACGTCAGTTCAATAGATCGATTTAAGGATTTAATATCAGGCAATGCCGTTAATACTGGACCACGCCCATAAATTTCATTACTGGCTTTCATGTACCGGGCAATAATCCAGGGAAATGAAGTCAGCTCCCGTTCCACTAAAGCATGTTGTCCACCTTCATCAATAATTTGATAACAGTAGGTTCCACGGTCTTTCATGTAGTAGGTTGCTTCGATTAAATCGATATTCTCACTATCATCCCCGGCAAAGCGTTGACTGATTTCTGATGGGATCGATATATCAGGGTATTCAACATCAAGCGTGTTAAAGGGTTTTCTTACCCTTCGATAGACTTTATCCACCGTTCCGAAAGGACCTTCTTCAAAAGAAACAAGGAAAGTCGGGACAGAAGTAAAGCGAATAGGGGTCACTTCATCACCGGGCTGAATAAGCATAACAGCCGTACCTACTGCTAGTTCCAATAGAAATTCACCCATTGCCATATCAAAGGCCGATTGTCTAAGAACGCTAAACATTCTATTCGTGTATTCGTCCAGCACCCTTTGAATTTCCGTATGTCTTTCTTGGGGAATAGCTTCACCGGGGACTAAGCGACACCATTGCCGTTGGGGTGGAAAGATACCGCTTTGAAGTCGATTGGCAAAACGCTGAGTAGATTGAATAGCTGTACTATCAAAAACCCTTGTCATTTTATCCTGGCCCGGTGAACTCTCGTAATATCCATCATACAAATTTCGCATAGGTAGCGCATAACGGTAGGCATCTTCGTAGATAGAACGCCATTGACGTTTTTGATTATTGGTTTTTTCGTAGCGTTTTTTTACTTCAGAAGGGGAGAGTTTAGGCATAAGCGTCCCTTGGGTTAAATCGTGGGCTTAATGAGTTGGTCGCAACAGGCGTTACGCCTAGACCGGGATTAGCTCTTGCTTGGCTCATCAGCATCCTTGAACCGCCAAATCTCGATCTTCGGTTTCTTGCTATGAGCCTTCTGATACTCTGCCTTCTTTGCGCTTCCAGTAAGGCAGCCTGTTTTTTCTGAAGGGTATCTGCTTCGGACGTTCCCTGAATAGCGTCTGTATTGACTAGCTCTAAGTTTAATTCTTCGGCTTTCACTTTGGCTTCGTCAGAAATTTTGACCCCTTGCTTAGAAGATTTAAGGGTATCGGATGAAGAACTTTGGGAATATGAGGCTGTATTGCCCGTTGTATTGTTTGTTGTATTGTTTGTTGTATTGTTTGTTGTTTCTTCCGCACCACTGCTAGTCATGTCTACAATGCCAGCCTTTATAGCCTTTTGAGCATCGTTAAAAATCAAGGGCCGAAATTTTCCTGTTTCTGGATCGTCAAAACCCACAAGATTACCTTTCGTATACAATTTCGATTTATAAATATCTACGTCAACGCCGGAATTTTCCGTATAGGGATCTATACCTTCCGTTTTTTTTCTGTAATCATCAAACCCAAACCAGCGTACATCAGTAGAACCCCTGGTGCCAAAAGTATCATGACCACCAGCTTTGATAGCCCGTTTATATGCAGCAGATGCCTTATCCCTTCTTTCGTCAGCATCCGATTGCTTGAAAGCATTAGAGGATGTTCCGGCTGATGTAGCGATCCATTTGCCCGGAGTTCCACCAAAGGCAGCACCATAATCAAAACTTTCAGCACCAACAAAATCTTTAAAACTTGTTTTAGGTTGTGACGGCCCAATCGCTTTTTGGTATTTTGCACTAGACGATTGTTTAGATGAAGATGATTTTTCAGAAGATGTAGTAGCACCCATACTTATTTTTCCTTAAAGTATCTCGCATAAACGAAATAATCCCTTCCTTCGGGTCCGTAATGCTTCAATAATCCTTCCCGATTAAATACCATTTTCTCAATCCATCTGTAAGCCTGAACATTTTCTGCACATACATGACACTGTAAGCGAACAAGTTGTAAACATTCGGCAATATAAGGAAATAATTTCTTGGAAGATCGATGAAAAATGAACTTGTCCTTGCCGATATTCCTGTTTACCAGCATCCAGATTTCCGCAACACCTTTCCAAATGGGTTGAATACCAAAAGACAAGGTACATGCGTTTCTATGAAAGGCTGTAAAGGACAGTCCATCCGTCACCATAAAGTCCAAATTGGCTGATAACACCGCTTCATCAAGGGGTCTGTACTCCATAAGCGTTAAATGAAAGGGATCAAAAGGGACAAATCGGCTAAAAATGCCATCTAACCCAACAGCTTTTTCCAAATCCCTATGCAAAAACATCGAAATCCAATCCAGCCCGTACAGGTTGTTTGAATTGTGGAGAATTTCCTCTCGTCATTCTTCGATGTTCACCACCCCCTAGCAAGCAATAGCCCCCGGCATCGCCAATATGGGAGTGTTCATTCTTGTTTGGCGTGTCTTTAAAGCGTTCCTGACCAGCTCCAATCGCAATTCTTTTGAAATGATAGCCACCGGCAAGGGCTTTTCGTAGCCGAATACAGGAACGATCCACTAAAAACCCCGGTTTAGCTTCGATTAATCGTCCCATTGGGGCAGCTAATGCTTCTCTACGGACCTTAAAATCGTTACTTGCCGTTGGTCTAGCCAGTAAATTATGGGTTTTTAAATGGTCAAAGGCCGTTGTTTCAAAGATTTGATCCCGTTGCATACCAGCCGGATCGCCCCATATCTGCACATTCATCTTGGGAAAACGGCTATTTATTTCCGATTTTAAAATATGGCAAAAACGTTCTAATCCCATGTCAAATCCTTTCCTCTT